AATTTCGGATGTTCTGTCTAGCGATATTATTGAATTGATTTCTACCTTGCTGATACACTTCAATAATTGCCTGATCCAGTTTTTCTTGTTCTTCAGCTTGTCTTTGTCGTTTTTGCTCGTTGCTTGCCACTAAAATAATAGCGATGAATAAGCAAGTCATGATGAATGCTATTCCTAAGAATTGGCTTGCTAAAGTTGGTTCTGTCATGTTAATTTTCCTTTTCTAATTGTGAAATCATATTTAAAAGTTTTTCTAATTCTTCTTTACCACTGATATAACCGACCACATCATCTGTAATTTTTGTATCATAGGTAAGATCCCATTCTTCAGTTTCATTGTTATGTTTTAGCACGGCTAATTCTAAACCGTATGAGTAAGGATTGTGAATAACACTTGCTCCATACCCATTTTTAAAATGGTATTCATGCCTTAGAAATTTACTGAAAGATGACTCGGTTTCTTCAAAATTTTCACATTCGATTTCAATTTTTGGTATAAAATATTTCATGTTACACCTCTAATAGTTTCTCAAGGTCAGCAATACGCTGATATAAGATTTGGTTTTCTTCTCGTGCTTCAATCAATTCACGGTTCAAGTCTAATGCAACTAATCGCCAGTCTTGATTGATTTCAATTTTGGTTGTTGAAAAAAACCATTTTGTAAGTTTGTCTAGTAACTTCATGCTAAAGCTCCTAATTGTTTTTCTTTTTTCAAGTTTTCCAGCATTTCTGCTAGTGTTTCTTTTTTAGTACGATAACGATTTCTGCTTTTCCATTTAACAAATAATCGAAAACCTTCGTAATTGATAAACACTAGCTTGTGTGTTGGATTGTCAATGAACTGTTTAAAGTCTGGATGATCTCGCATTTCTTTCGCCCATGTTTTGAGAGTTGCAACCGTCAACCCCTCCCACATTTGACAAAGATGCTCATAATCGCCATGAGTTGCTTTTTCATTTATCCCTACTGGCTTATAAGTAATTTCTATTTTAGGCATGGATTTTCCTTTCTTTTTGTGATATAATTCAGTTAGTTATTTTAGTAAGCGCCTGACTTTGTTAGGTGCTTTTTTGTTTTACCTTAGTTCATCTGTGCTGATTTCTAATGCGTCAGCGATTTTGCATATATTTGGCCAAGAAAGATATTTTACCTTTCCTGTCTTTAGGTCAGAAAAGAAACTACGATTAACTCCAGCCATTTTAGATAACTGACTCCCGTTTAAATTTCTTTCCTGCATGATTTTATTTAATTGTTCCCACATTTTTCACCTCTAAACACAATATGTTGTAAAATAATCACTCACTCTCACGATATGTTGTGAGTTTCTGTTTGTTATGTTATAATTTATTTTGACTAGGACCTCTCACCGTTTTAGTCAAAATTTCAATAGAAAGGAGGTTGACAATATGAGTTTAAAAATCAACGGACTGGATGATTTTTCTAACCGTCTTGATCAGCTTTCAGAGAATGCTCAATCTGTTGCTGGTAAACACGAATATTCTTTCAAAGAAGTTTTCTCTGATGAATTCATGATTGAACACACAAATTTTTCAACAATTGATGAGTTTTTGCTATCAAGCCCAGAAAAATATCCAATGCAGAGGAATTTGAAAAAGCAGATGAATCAATCCTTGATGTTTTTGTTTCTGAACAAACAAGATTTGATAATTGGAAAGATATGATGTCTTCCGCAGCACAAATCCTAATCATGAAGAAACTCGGTTTCTAATTTCAACTTGACCTTGTTAAGCCGTTTAATTGCTTCTTGCAATTCTTCGGCTTTTTTTGCTACTTCTTTACTAGCTTCTACCAATTCCTCGGAATTAGAAACTTTGACGCCGATACTTAAATTCTCCATTTTGAACCCTCCTTTCAAACCAAAGTCCTAAATTAGAAATTTTTAATTTCTCTCTTTTATTTATTTAGAGAAGTAGGACTTGTTGTTAGTTAATATTTATTGTTATTTAATACTTGTTGTTAGTTAATATTTATTAGTGTCTTGTTTTACAACGTTGTAAAATACAATGTTGTAAAATACAATGTTGTAAAATGCAACTTTGTATTAAGTAATTGTGGATAACTCAGATCTCTTCATAGTTATCGCTTCATCAAGACGTTGCAACATAATTTCAAATTGAAAATCAGTTATTTTTGTATCTGAGAAGAATCTGAAAGTCTGAACTCCTTGCCCTCTGCCGAGGCTTTTTTTGACAGTCCGTAAATATCCGGCTTTTTCAATCTTTTTGAAATGCCTTAAAACCATTTCGCGACTAACATTCAACCGTCTAGCTATTTCCTCTGGATAGACTAGCCAATTCTCTTTATTGCTGAGAATAACCATCAATATCCCAATCGTGGCAGGTTCAAGTTCTGGATCTCTCAGAAAATCATTTTTAACTGCTGTATAATCATCAATTGCATTTCTGAAAGATTAGTTGAACATTCAAGTTTTTAAAATCTGTCATGATTTCTCCTTTCTAAATCTAAATCAATCCATCCTGTCTTTAATAAAGCAAAATAGATTTATTAGAGCACAAGCTACATTCACGATTGTCACTATGATTAGAGCAATATCGTTCATTATTTTTTCCTTTCTAACCTTTTAGAAATGATTTCTATATCTAAGTCGTCCAGTCTCAACTGGGGGACTTTTTGATTCAAACGAGCTTCGATAGCTTGGTTAATTTCAAACCATTCACGTACTGTAAATTGGCTTCTGAATTTCAGGAATTCCTTTATTGTTTCTCTCGTTCTTTCTTTCATTCTGTCCTCCTTGAACGAATTTTCGTTCACTTGATTAAAAAATTAAGCAGTTGATTCTGCTGAAGTGAAAAGGTATTTTAGTTCATATTCTGGAAAGAATTTTTCTTGAACTAACATAGCTTCTTGAAACGTGAAAGGGTACTTCCCTTTCAGCTTATCGCTGATAGTTTGAGATCTAACAGATAGATAATCTGCGATGTCAACAATAGAAATTCCCTTCTCTTTTCGTGCGATGTCGATGTTCAACATATATGCAACTCCTTTCTAAACGAATTTTCGTTTATTGAACTTTAAAATTAAGCTCATTGCTGAGCTTGGTTATATAATAAACTATTTTTCGGTCATTGTCAACCCTTTTTGTTATTTTTTTTAAATTTATTTTTCTTTACAAACGATTTTTCGTGTGCTATAATGAATAAAAAGGAGAAAGAGCCATGACAGAACAACAACTAAGAGAACTTATAGAACTAAAATATGGTAGCGTTCGACAAATGGCATTGAAGATTGATATGCCAGCCTCTACTATCAATTCTATTCTAAATAGAGGAATTCTAAAATCTAACGTTGACAATATATTTAAGATTTGCTCAGCCCTTGACATTCGTCCGGAAAGTCTCGCTGAGGGGATAGATTTTCATAAACAGGCTGAAAATTCGTCCGACATTGTGGCAATATACAACCAACTAGACGAAGATAGACAAGAAAATGTAGTTGACTATGCTACTGCTCTATTGAATGAGCAAGTCAGCATGAAAGCGACAACGGTCTTAGAAAAGTATAGAACCGACGACTACATTATAGACTATGTTGAGGGATTGGTTGCAGCAGGTCATGGAACTTTTCAGGAAGATAATCTACACATGGAAGTGAAACTTAGAACTGAAGATGTACCAGAAAGTTATGATACAATAGCTAAAGTTGCAGGCGATAGCATGGAACCACTCATTGAAGATAATGACTTACTATTTATAAAAGTTACCAGTCAAGTAGATGTCAATTCAATCGGTATCTTCCAAATCAATGGTAAGAACTTCGTCAAGAAGCTTAAAAGAGATTATGATGGATCTTGGTACTTGCAAAGTTTAAATAGTGGATACGAAGAAATCCACTTATCAGAAAATGACGACATCCGAACCATTGGGGAAGTTGTCAGTGTATATAGAAATTGAGAGAGAAAAGATTATGAAAATAGGTTATAGAAGTCCAAGCCTTTCAAAAAGTTTAAAAGCTAGAACAACTGGAAAACTTAAACGACAAATGAAAAAAGCCGTTAACCCTCTTTATGGTAAAAAAGGTATGGGATTGATAAAAAATCCACAAAAAGCTATCTATAATAAGGTCTACAACAAAGTCACTATTGACCCTTTAAAAGGTGTCAAAAAAGTATCAAAAGTCAATAAAAGCCAAAGTAAAAAAAGTCATTCTGCCCCAAAACAAACAACAATTCCTACATCTCAAACTCGTGTGATAAAAACTGTAACTTATAAGTGTAACAAATGGATATATATTCTACTAGCTATTTTTCTTGGATATTTTGGCGCTCAATATTTCTACTCTGGTCAAAAACGAAAAGGATTTATTGCACTTCTTTTCTGTCTAACAGGTATCCCTATGCTTATTGGTTTCTTCCATGGCATTTCTGCTCTATTTAAACCAATGGACGAAAAAGGAAATATTACTATAAAGGTAAACGAGCGAGCGAATAAGTATCAATTCATTTCTGAAAAAAATAAAATTCAGAAAATGCTCTCAGAAATCGAAGAACTCAAACCTACTATAACAAACACACTAGAGCCTAGAGAGTATATTGAAACACTTAGAAAAATTGCTGATAATTTAAATAAAGTGACTGATTTTTCAAGAATGTATGCAAATAGTACTGGATTTGATGCAAAATCAATGGCTAACGGTTTAGAACAGATGGTTAAAGAACTAGACGAGGAAGAAGAAAAATTCATTCGTCGATACTATTCTGAAAATACTTCTAATGAGGGGAAAAAGAAAATTATGGAGTATATTGAATACTTTAGTCCGAATGCAAAAATTTTAGTCGATCAACTTTACGACTAAACAAAAAATCCCACGCTCTGAAAGTTTGGCGACTGCGAGCGTGGGGTAGGATGTATAGAAAGAATGGCATTAAAAGGCCCTCTTTTCTATACCCATTTTAACAAAATAAAGGGGAAAAATCAATGTGGATAGAAGAACTTCCGAATGGGAAGTATAAATTTTTTGAGCGATATAAAGATCCATACACTGAAAAATTGAAGAGGGTATCTGTTACTCTAGATTCTGGATCATCAAGAGCGAAAAAGGAAGCTCAAAAACTACTTGATGAACGTATAGAAGAAACTTTACAGAATATACAATCAACAGATGTGACTTATCAACACGTCTTAGATGAATGGTGGACATTTTACCAGAAAGAAATCAAAGGTAGTTCTATCAGCTCTCTTACTAGTAGTGTGAACGATTTTAAGGAAACATTCGAAACAGAAATTAAAGTTAAGAATATAGACACTAAATATATCCAGCGGTTCTTAAATGATCTAGATATTTCTCGCTCAAAACTAGAGCGCTATAAAATGATTTTAAACTTATCGCTTGATTATGCGGTTAATCTCGAATATATCAAAGACAACCCAGCAAGACGAGCAAAACTTCCAAAACAAATAAAAACCATCGAAGAATTAGAAAAGACAGAAAAAAAATTTTTGGAAGAAGATGAATTAAAAAGATTATTAGGAGAATTATACAGAACAAAGAACACATATAGACTAGGATTGCTTGCCGAATTTATGTCATACAATGGTTGCCGAATTGGCGAAGCTATTGCTATTAAACAAGAAAACATTGATTTTGATAACAAGACGGTAAAAATCCATGGAACTTTAGATAAAACAGTAGGATATTCAAAAGGTCATAAAACAACTACTAAAACCGTTGCAAGTTTTAGAACTATTTCTTTATCAAAAAGAGAGATTGAAATTTTAAAAGAGTTTATCTCAATAAATGAACTTTCTAAAAATACTCGAAAAACATTCAATGATCTTGGATTTATCTTTGTTACTAAAAACGGTATACCAATCCAAAATAATTCTTTTAACTTAGCAATCCAGAAAGCAAATAAACGTTTAAAAAATCCAATAGATAAACATCTTACTTCACATATCTTCAGACATACTCTTGTTAGTAGACTAGCAGAAAATAACGTGCCTCTAAAAGCAATCATGGCAAGAGTCGGTCATTCTGATTCTCGAACGACTAATAAAATCTATACACACGTTACCAAGAAGATGGACGATAATATCCTAGACTTGCTAGATTCTTTATGACTTTGCCCCTTTTTTGCCCCCTATAAACAAAAAAAGCCTATCACACAAGCTCAAACGCTTGATATGACGGGCTTTTTATAAAATCATTATTTAACTGCTTCTTTAAGAGCTGACAATATTTCATAAGTATATAATAGAAAGAAACCTTATAAAATAAGCATAAATAAGAAATAAACTACATATAATTTTTACCATAAAAATATAAAAGTTTTGACCTTATGCCCCCTTTTTGCCCCTTTAAAAAATCTCATTATCTGCTTTCATTTCAGAAAGTACCGAACTCGTCAAGACTTTTTCCGCAATATCGCCGTCCATGATTTCTTCGGCAGTATAGTAGTAATCAATGATAGGGCATTTGTCTAGCATTTCTATATAATCTCCACGAACGATATAGATATATTCGTCTGTCAATCCCTCGTCTATATCTGCTTCTAGTTCTTCGATCAGTTCGCTATAATCATAGCTAAAACGATAATTCCCTTCATCTATCCATTTTTGAACTCTCATAGCGACTTCAAGGCTTAATTTATTAAAGTCTTTCTTGCCATTTCGTAACAATGAGATAGAACTTTCTTGTATGCCAATTTCTTTTGCTAAACGATAAGCGGAAATGGCCTTGTTCATTAAGACCATTTCTACTTGTGATGTGTTAATTTTCATAAAATCACCTCAAATTCTTGGTAATATGCTTGACTATCACATCCACGAATTGCGCTCTCAATTTCTTTATCTGTCAAGTTTTTTAAAACTTTGTCCCATTCAAAATTTTCAAGCTCTACTATAGCGTCATCTGCTGTATCTTCATCATTCAATCGTTCTTCTAAATCTGAAACCTCTTGAGATACATAACCAAGCTCATGGAATAATTGAGAGTCGCTATCGATATAGTCTCCAATATAACCTTTATCAACTAACTTTTCTAATAATTCAAAGTAGCTTTCAGCTTCTACTGTCTTGTTCCAACGTCCATCTGTGCTTTTTCCTGTCCATGTAATCATTTTGTTTTACCTTGAGCTCTTTTGAACTCCCTTTCCTTATCTTGTCTTAATTATAACACTATACTTTACGTTCGTCAAGTATTTTGATAAAAATATTTTAACTTTTTTTATTTTAGAAACTACTTTCAGACAAACAAAAAAACCGCCAGCAAAAGCCAGCGGTCTAGTGTAATTAAATTTTTGTTCTTTCTATTTTATTTAGTTGTGATCAAGCCGTCTGGTTCTACTGTGAACTCAGGCTTATCGGCAAGACGACCATCTGGAAGTAGCAAGTACCAGCCAGTGTTGTATTTAATGAAGCAATCTGACTTCATCTCACCATTAACTGCAT